AGCTGTCCCCATAAACCAAGAACTATCTGGCGCGTTTGACGCTCCTTGTGCCATATAAAAGCCGTTTTTAATTGCATTATTCCAATTGGTTATAACTTGTCCGTATTCTTGGAATCTTAAATAAGTGTTATACCCGTTATCCCAATTAGATTTATTCGTCCCAACCGTCTGCGTCGTCGCTGTCCATGAGTCTTGCTTAACTTGTGTAACGTGTATTTGTTGGTTGTTCGTATGCGTTGCGATTTGTTGTGTTATACTCGAAAAATCAATGTTATTTAAGCCGTCTTCTAATTCCTTCAACTTGTCGTCGATAATATCGGCATTTTCATTTAAAAATTCAACTTTAACAAAGTCGGTTCCTTCCGGCTTATTTAAATTATAATTCGTTGTATTTTGCATTAACTCACATCCTCCGTCAATAATTCATCCCACGTATACACTTCTAATTCACTCCACGTTTTGCGGGAGATGTCATTCCAAATATTGAAGACATACGTGTAAATAACGCCTAAATGAGCCGGTAAAATAACATCTAACGTATTCATTAATCCTTGCATATTATCGGGTATGCCTACTAAACCAGTGAATTTTATTTCAAACATGCCGTCCACATCTGTTGGATTAATTTCAACTTCACCATTAGAAAACGCTGCAGCTACATTTTTAATCGTTTCATCCGTTGTTTGTTCTAAAGTCGCACGATAATGCGCCATGATAAGCTCTCTACGTTGTTTATCGGTCAATACGGTATTTTGTATACCTAAATCGCGTTCGTGAATCGATAGCGCTCGTATAGCCGTATCAATAAACAATTCCGAATAGTTTTGTTCGGTATCAACCGTTAATTGGTCTAATTCAATAGCGATGGCTCGTAGTATTTCGACGATCAACGTATTCGTACGTTCGTATTTCGGTAAGTGTTTAATCATTCGCGTATGCGTTATACTCATACATTCACCACGTTCCGAATTGTTGGTACTTGAATTTCACTGATAGGGATATTGCCCGTTGAACCGTTAAGAGTGAGGTTTGCATAGTCTTCTATGCCCTCTACACTTAATAACTCGCGTCCAATTTGCGCCTGTGAAATATACGTTAAACCTTCTTCAAATGCGATTGATTTAAAATAAGTTGTTAATCTATTTTTAATGAGCGTTTCAACTTGTGCGAATGCGTAACCGTCTTTAAATGTGAACGTTGCCGAAACATCTATTTCTAACGCTTCGCCCGTTACTACTGTCACGTCAGCACCGAATGGTCGTTCTGTCTCGATGTAATCAAATACATTCGTAATTAATTGTGTCGATGCTAATTCGTTGTCAACGTCCAATACCGCTACTTTTACAGTCAATGGGCCATCCCAACGAGGGAAAACTTTAACTTTACCGACACCCGGAACATTTTGCGCCCATTCGCGATAATGATACTTATTGCCCGCTTTACCAGGGCGTTGTAATTTATCGTAATAGCGTTGTCTTAGTGATGCGTCTGTTTCCTCAGGAAAACCATTTTCGAATGCTACCTCGTTTGTTACCGTTGCGACGTTTACAAGTGTAGTTGGGAATGCATTAATTGCTCCAACAGGAACATTGCCACCACTACCAAATTCAACAGCTTGAACGTTGATTCGATACTGTCCCGGTGCTGTTATAGTAGTCGTTTCTGTAGCTTCATAGAAAACATCATCCGCTGCGAATAAATCACCGACATTTACGACCGTTGCATTAGTAGCTGTAATAAGTACCGTACCGCTTGCTTTCGTAGCTGCCACACGCATTACACCGGTTCTTTGGAAAATAAACCGTGTTAATTCATCGCCTGTTAAGTTTTCAATATTGATTTTGTCAATAATATCATCGGTTAATACCACATGTTCGTTTAGTTCAATCGCTACTGCTTTTTCGATGTCATACGTCCATGATCCTAATGATTTATCGAAATTGTCATTCGTGTTATTTAAAATCTTTTGATGGATTGTTTCAACTGACATTATGCGCTCACCTCCATTTCGAACGCGCCTTCAACCGTTTGAACAGTAAACGAAATAGTCCATAGACTACCTTCGACCTCGAAATTCCAATTCGTTAAATCGTCAACGAGTGGATTTTCTAAGATTGATTCCGTCAATTCGCGTGTCATTTCTGATTCGATATAACCTCTAGGAAGCAAACTCCCTATTAAATCCTCAATCGTCACGCCATAGTTAACGCCTTTATGAACGTTGAAACGGAATCTTTCAGTACGAATAACTTTCTCAATCCAAACTTCTAACGCTTTTAACCCCGTCACTTCAACAGGAGCGCCGTTTTTATAAATAAAGTCGCCTTTTTTGAAGTCATATAAAAAAGAACGCCCGTTATATACCGGCGTTGTATTGTTTGTTTCGTTTTCTTCAGTTACAAGAAATTGTTCTACGTCATCTGGGAACATTACAAAGTCACCGCCTTGTCGATAACGATATACATATTATCATTGGAAGATGGAACTAGAATGAGCTTGTCGCCACTTTTTAGTTTATCTGTCCATTTAATTTTTCCGTCAGACCTACGATTTACGAGATTAATATCTGTAATGTCGTATAGTTCATAATCCCTAACGTAATCAGGTAATACATGAGCCGCGAAAATCAAATTTGTTTTATCTAAAATGATAGCCGGATCAATTTGAATTTTAATGTCCGGCAACTCTGCAACGACATCACCGATTAAAAAACCTTCGAATTGTTTCCCACCATTTTTAGCATTCTGAAACTGTTTAGCAATACTAATTATAGCTTCGTTCACGTTGACACCTCCAAATTAAGTGACATAAGGTGTATACCGTTGTTATACGTGTGTTGCGCTGATTTGATTAAGAAGTCACCCGACAAACCCGTAATAGGTTCGTTAATAGTAACCAAACGTCCGGCTCTTGCTCTGTGGTCACCGATTAAGGAGACGCTACCTTCTTCTTTCAGTCTGTTCAACTCTTTCAAAAGGTTGTTTGCTACTGCTTTTGCCTTACTAACTTCCTTATCATCAATCGTTTGGGATTGTGTAAGTAAACCGTATTTCGAGATGCTTGCACCGTCTTCTGTTTTCGCTAAAACTTTCACTGTTTTTTCATCGCCCGATACTATTTCAATGCGGTTTTTCATGCCGGATAACGACGCTTTACGATTCGGATTACTTATCCATTCGGTTTTTACGTCGACTTTAATGTCTTTCCAATGGAACACTACCAACGTATCGCCACGCATTTCGAAACGATACTTAATACCGTTTTGTTCGCTGCATATCGTCAATATATCCTTTAGTATTTCACTCACCGCTTGCGCCTTGTAAATCTTTTTAATCTTTACCGCAATGTTAGCGACTGTACACTTGATGCCGATTTTCTCGCATAAGTCTTCAATCGCTTGTTTTGCGGGTATATCATTGAATTGCATTGTTAATACATTTTCATTTAGATAAAAAGCTAAGTCGAAGCAATTGTATTTAATAGGGCTTCTACCGCTTCTTTCTTCATCTACTGCGATGCCAAAAAAGACGTCCTCACCGCTGTAACGCAACGAAATTTTATCACCAACATTAATAAATGGCTTAGGTAATAACACGCCGTCCTTATCAAAAGGAACGCTAAAAGATAACGATTGTCCTAATGTATCGACATCACTTGACCACGCTAAGCCACCCGCTAATTGTGTAACATCAACGCCATTTGCATATAACTTAAAACTCATGTTATCACCTTGCTTGGTACAAATTGTTTGAGAACAAGCGTATACGGCATATCCCCAACACGATCATACCCAAATGAAAACTCTTCAATTGCGTATAATTCGTTGTGATACGTGTAACCGTTATTATTCACGATAACAACGCGAATCGGCTTTCTAGTACGCTTATACTTAACAAAAAATTCTTTGCCCTCATACATAAGCAATGGCGACTTTGCAAACGTGTATTCTTTACCTGGGAGCCAACTACTTAACGTAATAGACTTCAAACCAGGACGTCCTATCAAATTAATGTCCCCGCCATCAACTGTAGTGAAAACCTCGTTGTTATGTGGGAACGCCACCTCGAGCGATTCGGGGATGATAGGCAACTGTATTGTTTCTGTTCTGTTTTCGTTTGAAATAATGATTTCCATCCTATCACCCTCCTACATGTTTGATAGCGCTAATTTAATATCTTTAGATAGTTTATATACAACGTCGTCATAGCTTAGTTGATTCGCGTTAACTGTCATATTAATGACTGGTGCTGTCGTTTGATTGTTAGTTGTAGTTGCAACTGGAACCGCTTGAGCCGGTTTATTAATCAACTTGTCGATATTATCAATGTTACCGCCCATTGCACGAACCTTTTGCGCTTGTCTAGCCGGAATAATCATTTCATCTTTATGAATGTTTGCGAATTGATCTTTCGAAATTCTATTAGAACCGACCGCGTAACTTCCCTCGACCGATCTAAAACCCGCACCTGTTGCTTCAGATGTATCAGCGCCCGTAAAATTCACTTGCGCGACAATCGGTATATTTACGCCTGGTATTTTATTAATCAATCCGATCATATCGTTAATTTTATTAATAACGAAGTTGATAGACGATTCCGCCGCCTTTTTAACCGCACTCCATACAGAATCCCAAATACCACGAAACGTTTCTGAGTTGCGATATAATAAAACGATACCCGCTACTAAGCCCGCTACAAGTCCAATAACAAGCCCGATTGGATTGGCGCTCATTGCTGTATTCATTGCCCATTGTGCTACCGTACCCGCAACCATAGCTGTTCTAAACGCTTTAATGAATCCCGTAATAGTTGAAACAATACTCATAGCCATCATACCAACTTTAAACGCTACAACTGCTGTAGTGATACCGATAATCGTCTCCCGTATAGGCACCCAATTATCCTTTATAAGGTTTGCAAATTCGAGCGCTTTTTCAGCTACTGCTACGATTTTAGGAACTAAATTTTCAGCGGCTGACGCTATCGAATCCAGTACTTCTTTTCCTGTTTTGCTGTCTGCTAAAGACGCAATGCTAACCGTTAAATCTCGGAATGCCGATTTTACACGATTACCAAATGAACCCTCAACTGCTTGTGCTGCTGAATCTGTAGCTCCTTCGAAGTCTTTTAGCGCTTCTGTGCTTTCAAACATGGCGTACATAACTTCCGGTGTGTTATCTATCCATGCAGAACCCCACATCGAAATACCGATTTCGTTGGCTTTAGTTTGATCTTCCATTGATTTTAGTTCATTGATAACCTTAGAACTCAACTCTTTAGCTGTTATTTCACCGGATTTCATATCTTTCCAAGCATCTTGCGTTGATTTAGATAACAGGGAGAATGAATCGCTAGTGGCTTTGTTGCCGTCTGTTGTCAAGTCTGCAAAGTTTAGTATGGAATTGTTGATTCTATCTAAATTGTAGACGGAATTTTCTGCACCCTTCGCCATAACTCC